TGGAAGTTACACAAGGAAGACATCAAAAATGAAGTATATAAACAATTAGGAGTTAACGATTTAGCTTTTGGAATTGACTTAGGCGGATCTATTGCTTCTGGAGAAGCTAAAAGAAGAAGTTTAGAGCGTACTATTGCAACAGTAGAAAGCAAAAGGAGTAAATGTATCACTGGAATTAAAAACATCGTTCTATGGGGCTATAAAAAGCTTAAAGGACAAGATATAGATTTACAAATAGAAACACAAGACATTTTGAGTTTATCTTTAACAGAAAAAATGGCGATAGTAGTACAAGGAATTCAAAACAATGTAATGAGTTTAGAAACAGCTATCAAGATTTTAAATATACTAGCTGGAATAACAAGAGAAGAGCAATTACAAGTTAAATTAGAAGAACTTTCAAGCGAGATTATGAAAGATTTAGGGCTAGAAGTTAAGGAGGAATAATATATGTTCCCAGTAGCTCAAGAAAATAAATTAAGATTAATATTTGAATTTTATACTAAGAAAAGAACAAAAAGAGCAAGAAAAGCTATAAATAACGGACAGTTACCACTGTTTGAATTAACAGATGATGAAAAAAGAAATATTATAAAAGAATTAACAAAAGTTGCTATAGAAGTAAATTTATCTACATTTGAAAGTTGGAGAACACTCACAGATGAAGAGCTAAAGAGAACAGATTTAGAAGGTGCTAAGTATTGGATAAAGAAAAATTATGATTTATTTAATAATACATCTGTAACATCAGATAAATTAATGGATATAAGACAGCAACGGATAACAGAAACTATTAAAAATTATAATAGAGATTTACAAGTATTTAAAAATGGAGAAGTTCCAAAGTCTACACTTGAAGCTTTAAAGCAAGACATAGCTAATAATAGAGCTAGTAAGGAGATTAAAGATATCGTTAAAAGCATTGAAAACGGTACCTATTCTAATGCTGATATCGATAAACTTCAAACTTGGCTCAATAACAGAAATGAGAATCTTGCAAGAAATGAAACAGGTAATTTATATGCTCAAGAGTGCAAGGACTTAATGATTGAGAATGGATATGAACATTTTGTTTGGCATACTATGAGAGATGATAGAGTAAGAGAGTCACACGCTGAACGAGAGGGTTTAGTCTTTAGTATCAATGATGAATTACCAGGCGAAGACTTTAATTGCAGATGTTGGGCTGAACCAATTAGATTAAATTAAATTTTGTGTGAGCAATTGCATGAGAGGAGAAAAAATGGAATTAAAAGATGGGAAAATTATTATAAGTGATGAAGAAAAGAAAATATTAGGAAGTAATGAAGGGAAGCAATGGCTAACTGAAAATAAGTTTATGATAGAAACAGTTAAAGAGATAGAAAAGCCTTTGACTGATGAAATTGTAACAGAATATATCAAAAGAAATCAAAAAATATCTGATAGATTATATAACGATAATGCAACTAAGTTTTTAAAAACTAAGTTAGGAGATAAGGTAACATCTGATGACTTAGGAAAAGAAATAGTTTTAAAAAGTGAATTCGATAATTTTAAGAACGAAACTATTAAAACTGCTGTAAATTTTGGACTTAGTGCAATATCTCCAAAATATGCAAATATGTTAGTCAATGCTGTTGATTATTCAAAACTAGATGTTAAAGATGGAGAAATAGTAGGTTTTAAAGAGCAAATAGAAGCTTTTAAAAATACTTACCCTGATTTATTTAATGATAAAACTGTAACATCTACACCTGCACCATTACCGCCAAATAATGGGCATTCAAAAGTTACTTATGATGATTTTTTAAAGATGTCAGAAGCAGAAAAGGCAAAATTAACAGATGATGAATTAAAACAAATTTTAAGAGATTAGGAGGCTAGATAATATGTCATATAACAATTTTAAACCAGAAGTTTGGACAGAGTTAACAAATAGAAACTTAAATAAAAACTTAGTTTTTGGAGCATTAGCAAACAGAAAATACGAGGGGAAAATCGAGAACTTTGGAAGTTCTATAAGAGTACCAAGCATAGGGTCAGTAACTGTTGGAGATTATACAGGGGCAGACATAACATTTCAAGAGGATACTGGAGCATATCAAACTATACAAATCAATAAAGCTAAATACTTTGCTTTAAAGATGGACGATGTAGACAAAGCACAAGCTATACCAGGAGTTATGGAAGGTTTAACAGAACAAGCAGTCTATGAAATGGCAGATGTTGTAGATACTGAACTTGCTAAATTATACACAAAATGTAAAAACAAAGTAGCAGGAACAATAGGAACAGACAAGGTAACAAGCTTAATATTAAAATTAGCTGTTCAAATGGATAAAGACAATGTTCCTACTGCAAATAGATGGCTTGTTGTATCACCTGAAGTTTACGGAGAAATAATTAAAGAATTACCGACAATTTCAACAGGTGAAAACACACTTGGAATTAACCAAAACTACTATATTGGTACTTATGGAGGCTTTCAAATATTTAAATCTAATAACGTTCAATTAACAGGTAAAAAATATCATTGTATTGGTGGAGTTAGTGCAGGGTTAACTCTTGCTATGCAATTAAACAAAATGGAAGCAGGAAAATTTGAAAAATCATTTGGTGAATACATCAAAGGACTTCAATTATTCGGCTGCGATGTTATTGAAACTGAAACTGGAAAAACTAAATTATTATGTGAATTAGAAGTATCGCAAGCATAACGGGAGTTAAAAGCTCCCTTACTGCTTTTAAAAGGAGTTTTTTATGATAGGTTATGTAAGTTTAGATGAAGCTAAAGAATTCTTAAAAAACAGGTATGAAGATGTATCAGAACAAGAATTATCTAAAGGCTTATATAAAGCATTAGATAAGATTGAAAGTTTAATAATTAGAGATAGTGGAAAATCAGATACACAAGAATTAATATTCCCTAGAATTGGAGAAAAAGAAGTCCCTAGCGAGATTAAAAAGGCTCAAATGTTAGAAGCTTATTCAATAGTTTTAGATGTCGATGATGATAATATTAATGATATTGAAAAAGGCATTGCTAGTAAGTCAATAAGTGATATGTCTATCAGTTATAACTCTAATAATAGTAATAGGATAGGCTCTATCATATTTGCAAATGCTCAAGCTAAAAATATCCTGTATAAGTACGTAAGGAAAACATATGATTGGAGTTAAAACAACTGTAAATGTGCAAGGTATAGAAAAATTTTCTGATATAGAAAAACAACTTAATCTATTAGCAAAATGGAAGCTAGTCGTACAGTTTAGCGAAACTAATACAGAAGCTAATGGACAAAAAGTTGAGTTAATAGCGATGTGGCTAGAATATGGAAGCGAGGGATTTAATGTTCACTATCCTGCTCGTCCATTTTGGAGAAGTGCAATAGATGGCAATATTCAAAAAATAATGAATAGATTTAAATTTAATGCAAACCAAGTCGCATTAGGAAAAATGGAAGCTAGAAAATGTTTTGATGATATTGGTAAACAAGTAGTTGAGTATATCAAAAAGAGTATAGAGCAAGGAAGTTATGCAGCTTTATCTGAAAGTACAATAAAAGCTAGACAAAAAAAAGGAAGTGGAAACAAGCCTTTAATCGATACTAGAACAATGATTAATAGCTTAGAATATGTAGTCAAGGAGATTTAAAATGAAATTTAGATTAAAACAATTCGCTAAAAATGAGTTAAGAACATACCAAGTTACACGTAAAGCTGAATATGATATGAAAAATCCTGAAGGAATAGAAAATGTCTATCATTGGGAAATGTTAATCTATAAAAAATCTTTAAGAGTAGCAACAGCAGATCCTAACTCAGCTATAAAAGTTTTAAATCAACTTAACGGTAAAATCTTAAAAAGCTATGATTTAAAGCTAGGAGATATGATAACAGTTGAGAAGTTAAATTATAGAGTAGTTGAGATACTACCTCGTTTATATGCTGATTTTAATGAGTTTGTGCTGGAGTTGATGAGATGAATAATCTAGAATTAGAAATACTATTACTTGAGAAAATAAAACAATTAAATGATAAATTTCAAACAGTCCCTTTTGAACATTTAAGTAAAGTAAACGGACAACTGAAATTACCTCGTGTTCTTGCAAGGACTATTTCTAACAATGTTATTCATAGATATACAAACGATAGAGAAGACACTGAGAAATACGGAGTTTTTAAGCAAACGAATATAAACAAGCATATAATCAGCTTTTCATTTACTCTAAGTAAAAAAGATAGTTTTATAGATGTAGCAGTAATTCGTGATTACTTTACAAATATAGAAGCTGTTAATTGGTGGATTAAATTAAATGGACTGAACTTAGTTATTGAGGAAGTCGGAGAGTTAAAGGACATTACAGATTATTCAGCAAGTGATTTGCTTGAAAGATATGTATTTGACTTGACTGTAAGAACTTCTAAGGAATTAAGAACAGAAATAGAAATTATAAAAGATGTTAAATTCAATATTGAAGGAGGTAATTAATGGGAATTATATTAGGTGCAGAAAAGAAAATTGTATTTCTTAATACACACAAACCAAGCCCAGTTGACCAAGCAACAGTTAACATTATGGGAGTATTTAGTACTAAGAAAGCTATAACAGAGCAATTAATTACAAGTATAAAAGATGTAACAGGAGTTGCAGCAGGTGATGATGTTTATAAGCTATTACAAGCAGCTTTTAATGGTGGAGCAAAACAAGTCTTAGTATTTGGTAAGGTAGTAACTGGAAACAATTATAAAGAATTATTTGATAGTGTAAAAAATGATTGGTTTGGAACTGTAACAGATGAAACAGACTTAGAAAAAATAGCTTTAATATCTAAAGAAATTGGTGCAAGACAAAAAATGCTATTTGCTGAAGTAAAAAAAGACGAAGACATAATGAATTCTGAATCTAAGATAAAAGCAATAGCAGAGGATACAACAGCATTATTTTTCAATAAAAATGAAGAACTTACAGCTGCAGCAGTTGCAGGATATGCAATACCACAATTTCCTGGATCAGTATTAATTGCTAATAAACTTATAAATGGAGCAGTTGAAAGTGGACTAATTGGAGCAGAACAAGGAGTTTTAGACAAGAACAAAGCTAATTATGTGGCAAGAATGAAAGGACAATTAGGACTTGCTAATGGAGTAACTGTAACAGGCGACCCAATTGATTTTATCCACTGTGTAAAGGCTTTACAATTTAGATTAGAGGAAGATATTACACTATATTTGAAAGCTACACCAAAGCCTACATTTGCAGATGTAGACCCATTGAAAGCAGTTATTTTAACTAGATGTAAACAGTTTGAAAGAATGAAAGCATTAGTTGAGGATAAAACTATAGTTGATATAGTACCACTTGAAGAAATACCAAAAAATGATATTTTGAATGGTGTTTTAACAGGCGTAAAAATCACAGTTTACTATGCTTATGGTATTAGAGAATTGTCAGCTGATTTATTCTTTGAAGTTTAGGAGGTGCTATAAATGGCTAATACATATAATTATGACAGTAAAAATTATGAAATTATTGTTGGAAAAACTAGAGTAGATGACTATGCAGACGATGTTAAGTTTTCCATAGAATATGATGAAGATTTT